CCACCTTTTACATCTAATCTAACAAACTTCTTATTATGTTTGTTTCTTAATTCTCTTAATCTTAATAATGCGTTATCTGATAACTTTATCATTTTATCCTTAATACCCTATGAACAAACCATTTTAAAAACCTTTTTAAATGTTTATTAACAAACTTCTTAAAATAATATCTAATGACTCTAACAACAATTAATATAGGTGAACTTAAAACATCAAATGCTATTAAACCTACATCTACTGAAAAATCAATTATATTATCAGTTGTACAGGCCTTTTTCCATCTTTGTTTTAATGTTTGTTTTTTCATATTAATGTTGCTACTAAATGCACCCTATCTATTTCTGAACCATTAAAAAAATTATGATACTTTGTATTGTCTGTAATATAGGCACTACCATTTGCTGGCATATGAAACGCCTCATTATCAATTACCATAATACACCCTTTATTTGTAATAATAGGGATATGTAATCTCTTTTCAGGATCACGGTGCCAACTTAAACAAGTACGAGGTGGCTTCATTAAGAATCTAACACGACCTATCTTGAAAGTCTTTTGCAAAGTTTCATATACGGTCTCAATATAAGTCCCTTTAAATTCTGGACAAATTTCTGTATAAGCTTCTTCATTAACTCTCTCCAATCTTTCTACTTCGTGATTGTCTGTATCAGGCATAGTCCAATACAGGCCTCTAATATTGCCACCTGTGATAGAATTTTCATCATCTGGTATTCTATTTACACAAATGGCATTAAAGTCTTTTAATGTTTTATCATCTTTCTTAAATGACAAATGTCTTCTTACATCAAAGTATGCTTTACCCAATCTATCAATATCTATACCTAACGGTATCTCTTTACAATTCATAATACTATTTAGGAAAATTTTCGTGTTTTATCTATCGGGAACGCTTACAGAATCTCCGAGTTTTCCGACGCTTTTCGTTTATACTTACTATCTAAATCACCAGACTTTTTTATACTCATATTAAAAGATATAGATATACGATCATCTTTACTGGCATTACCACCCACTCCGTGAGCTGCCCAGCCTGGAAACAATATAAGTAAGTTTTCTTGACCAACAAACTCCCAACTATCCGCCGCTATCGTATTTGTATTAATATTAAAGATATCATCACGATTTGTCCATTCATAACCGACAGGATTAGGATTACTAAAATATAGATGTCCGCTATTGACAGGTATCTTTATGTAATAAACACCAGATATATCTGCTGTAGGGTGATTGTGAGGTAAATTACTACCACCAGGGTAGTTTATATTAAACCAAGAGTAATCAATTGTCAATGTATTCTCCTCTTTGATAGAACCACATTCCTGTAAAAATAAGTTTGCCTTTTTACATATGTCAAAAAATAGATCATTAAATACAGGCACACCAATTATATTTGTAGATTGATAACCACCACGATTTGATCTAGTGTTGGTAGTATTGATACGAGAATACTCATAACAATAATCCGCCATTTTATTTGTATCGTGATTTAATGTATATTGCGAGACAGGTATTGAGAATAAATTAATCATTATGTTATATTACACCATTTGTTAGTTAAAGTCAAGTCGGAAAGGTTCCTATGGAGCTTCTTTCCTTCGGGTCTACACCGATATGTATATTATTTAGAAACTAGGTAAGCTGCGACAAATACGAGTAATAACATAATACCTATAACAAAACTTCCAGACAAGGAAAATATTCCGGAAAATTTTTTAAGTCTTTTTTCCCTTAATCGTTTCTCTTTTCGTAGCTTCATAATTGCTATCGCTTTTCTCAACTTTCTTCTCTCTTTAATAGTAAGTGGTCTAGGCATATCCACCCCTTATAGTTAAAGTTAATGTTTATTCTATTTAGGACAGGTGGCCGGTTTTTTTAGTAAAAGGAAGTATACCAAGATTGTTATTGCATTTATAGATTAAAGTTTTAACAGGCTTTTAAATAGCGTTTTCCATATATGGATTTTTAAGGGTTCAGGTCAATTGTTGCGCCTCTATGTATTACTGCGCCTGTCGTGTTGCTCGTCTTTGTACCCTCAATTGTTTCTGCCTTATTGCCGGCCACATTTATAGTATAGTTACCACCTACTTTGACATTGTAATCGCCACCTGAATTTACATTGATCTTACCATCTACGGTAACCAGATTAATATTACCCTTATCTACCTGTATGTTAATGTTGGCGTTTGGACCTATCTGTATGTCATAATGATTATTTGTCTGGCCGTCCTTATTGATAAAGAGTTTGTGTCGGCCACCTATTGTTAGGTCAGACTTCCCGGTAATCTGTGCTTGCCTTTTGCCTGAAACAAAGGTATAATGGTCGTTCTTAATTATCTCAACCTGGCTGCCATCCTTGTCTATCTCGTATGATGTACCTGTTCTATGTCTCTGGTGAATCCTCTCATTGTCGGCCGTGTCATCATATTCCATAATGTGGCCACTTTCTGATTCGTATACGTGATTAAATGGGTAAACAGGTTTTGCCGGTATCTCCGGTTGGTCAAATGTATCTCCGTCCGAGGCCTCTATTATGGATGAGTCGGCGGCCCCCGTCTCGTTAAAATCTGCCGTGGGTATACCGATTATCCTTACCGCCTTACGCAACTCCAAGCTCAGATGGGGAGAAGTAGAGAGGCCAACGGCCAATCTGTTAGTATCGGGTTCATCCTTATATTTCGGGTAAACCTTATTAGGGTCGTAGAAACCTGTATCGCCGGCCAATTCAGTCGGCTTGCCAGGCATTGTAAACATTACGACTGGGTCCTGAAACTCGGTGTCCCTAAAGTAACCAAATACCCAGGTGCCCTCTACCATAAAACTAGGAGAATATCCCAGGCCAGATATGCCGCTTGAAATCGTTGGGTGCATTACACTTGCCCAAGGTAGGTCGGCCGTTGGTAGTTTGGCCTTGTCAGATGTATGATAACCTAAACACCTTACTTGAACACGGCCTGCGTACTGAGGATCCTGTCTGCCCTCTACTACGCCTACAAACCATCTAAACTCCGTCCCTAAAAAATCTTTTATTGCCATTCTTTTTTTACCGATATATGTTTATTTTTAATCACTACGCTATCCATCATTTATGCCTATTTAATAAAAGTGTACGCAACCTACTTATCCTTATTCCTACACCAGAAACAAGTCGCAACGCCGACTTTAGCTTTGATATTACTCATTATATCACCCAATACATATCGGCCACCCTTATAGACCCTCATTATTTTATACTTCTCATAGGTATCGCTGGCGTCTAATAAGAGTTTATCTATACAATCCCTAATCTTCATCTATTCTTGCCTTATTTACTTTGTCTGCTACTCATAGAATTTATCCCTACGACTATCAGCTTTCTTCTCTTTGTCCTTGTCAATTATGTCTTCTAGGCCACTACCATCTTCACGGTGACCCTCGTAACCACCCTCTATACACCAAAAGGCCACCATAATAATAGTTATGATTATTATTGGCCAACTAATGTATTCTATCGTCATAATATTTTAGCGTCGGAGCCCTCGGACTCTCGGAGATTCTCAAAGAGGTCTATAAGCTCTTGTCAAGTTCGTATTGTAAATAACTATCGCCTTCCCTTTCTTGTCCTGTAAATAAATCTATGTTTTCTTCTGGTAGAGATATATTAAAACTATCTTTTACTAATTCAAGGGTCATACGGTGCTCTTTTCTACCCTTTATATCTACCATATGTCTAATACCAGTAATTAGGTATCGTCCTGTCATATAAGGGTCTGTATCTCTCTCATTAGCGTGGTGTATTCTCGTTAATGATGGATATGTGAAGTGGACAACATCTCCTGCGTTTATACCAGTAAATCCTGGTACTTCTATCTCTAATATAATACTTGTTAATGCTATTCTTTGTGATCTTCTCTTTTGTAATATCTTGTCTTCAGGTAATTGTTCGTAATCTTCAAATTGTTTTGTTGTGTTTGGTACATAGAATATTGTACCATCTTTAAAATCTGATATAGTCTTGCCTTCTTTGTAATTAAAGAAAGGTACTACGCCATTACCATCTGCCTTGTTGCCTTGATTATCTTGTTCTAAATGGTTTTGTTTCTCGTATTCTATATGGTAATCAAACTCTTTCTCGTTAAATGTTTTTGTAAACTGATCGTGTGTAATCATCTTACTACAAAATACACCCTCATTTAAGTTTCTAACGGTATTGAATTGACTCTTTACTCTATATGTGGTACAAACTTGGTAATCACTAATCATTGTCTTATTACCTTTTTGGTCTCTAATTCTACTTGATTTAGGTGAGAACCTTGCCATAACTGGTCGTGCCACGCCATTCTCTTTACAAAACATTGACTCATAACTTCTAAAATTAAAACCTAGTGATGTCTCATAGAAGTGATAACCACCATTGTTAAATTTTTTTGATTGTGTGTTTAATGCTAAATCTCTTATGCAACCGATTGGCGACTTTCTAGGTGGTATATACTTTGTTATTGTAGATGATTCTTCTAGCATTATATCTTTCTTTGTGCCTAGTTCTTCTCTACACATTGTCATTATAAATTCTTCTACTGGTCCTGCCATTGATCTAACAACTTTTACCTGACCATTATTGATTCTTTCTTTACTGCAAAATCTTAATGTGTAAGCGTTTGTTCTTTCAGCGGCTTGTGTTCTATTATCAATATTGTATATAAACATAGGGTGACCTGTCAATACAGAAAAGTCATAACCCTTTTGTAGACCCGGTGTGTTTAATTTAAATTCTAATCTCTCAAAACCTGTTAATGGTGTTTTTGCTAATAGACCAACACCATCTAATATTGTCATATCACCAGTTAAAAAGTGATGTTCAATATTCTCGTAAATAGAAAATTCTATTACTAAATCTGTTATGTCTATTCTTGAAACTTGATTGTCGCCTAATTGACTATGATATGGTATAATATGGATATTAGATACATTAAAGCTGCCAACTTTTTGCAAGGCGTCATTGGATACATTGAAATACATTATTCACTCACTAATCTGTCAAATTCTTCTATAAATGCCTGCAAGTAAGCAGGGTCTAATAATTTGATTTGTCTTTTTTTATCCTGTTCTCTTTGTTCAAACTCTCTATTTGATATTGACACGGCACCAGCAGTATCACTATTGACTTCTATTTTATGTGAGTAATCTTCAGGTCCGTTGCCACTTGTTTTACCACTAGATTGTGTTATCTCATAATGATGTATGCCTTCAGGATTAGAATACTTGTCTTTAATAAATTCTTCAAACGCTTGATATGATAAAGGCCAATCATAATATCTATCTTGTATATTATTTGTCATCATTATTACCCAATGATATTTTGTATCACCAAAATGTTTGTACGCTGTAATTTCAGGTGTTTCACCATTCGGCACACTATACTTGTCAAATAAATTAGCAACTTCTAAAATTTTATCTCTTGCTTTTACCCTTGTAAAGAAGTCTGTTAACAATTTGTCATTGCCATCGCCTTTTAAATCGTATAAACCTTGACTAAATTTATTAAAATACATATTAATGACCTGTTGCTATTGTTTCTTTTGTCATTATTTCCATTTCTGTAAATTGTAATGACATTTTTGTAATTACAGGAGCAGCGCCTCTATCGTCTCTCTTAAATGTTGTAAATACACCTTCAGGCGAATAGTCAACATTCATATTTGTAAGAGCACATCTACTAATTTTTGGTATGTAATTGTTCATATTATCTCTATACATATAAGTTATTTGAAATTCAGATGGTGTGATTAAATACTTTTGATCTGAAGTTTCTGGCAACATATGAAATTTAAACAACTGAATTATTTTATGTTGCATATCTAATTCTATTTGATTTTTAGGTGCAAATTCAAACTCAAATGTAAATGTTCTAAACGGTACAGATTTAAACGCCAACTCCATTCTAGGGTTGATTGCCTTACCTCTAACTTTTGTAAAGAAACCAGCAGCACCAGGAAATGCAACTTCTAAAGCTGCCTGACTAACTTGTTGTAAAAATGCTTCACCAACTTTTGATCCCTCTTTTAACAAATCACCAACACCTGTAAATCCATCACCTGTCTTACTCATAAAATCTTTAATGTTAGCTAAATTTTGTGTATCTGCATTTTCATATTCTGCTGTATAATCAAACTTTACGGTAGGTGGTGTGTACATCAATATAGAGTCTGCTAAAAACTTATTACTATCATCACCAAAACCTGTGTTTCTCATTTTTCTTAATAGATTGTCTTTGTTTTGTACTGCGTCTTTGCCTTTTATATTTTTAATTCTTCTACCAATTCTATTTGATCTCTCGCCTAATCTATTAAAATTTTCTTCAACAAGTTTACCTCTACTATCAAATGTTTGTCTTTCAAAACTTGATATTTGATTCATAATTATATCAAATATAACATAGTGACCATCACCTAAATTTTGTGTCTCTTGAGGATAATATAATAAACCATATTTAAATGGGTTATTATCAGCCCTCATATGTGCATTGTTAGCTAAATCTATGTCTAGTGGTGACTTGTCTGCTATCTTAGCAGCTAGTTTTTTTGTTTGTTGTTGATCTGCAAAATTACTGGTCAGTTCGCCTAATATCTTATTGGTTACTGCACCCTTAATTATATTTGATACTGCTTTTGTAAATCCCATCTAAATACCTATATATTTTAGTAATATTTATAATGAAATGAAGAAGTCTTTTAAAGGAATATATCGTTGTACCAACCCTAAAAAGTATGTTGGTAATCCACTCAAAATAGTCTATCGTTCCCTATTAGAGCGTAGGTTTATGGTTTACTGCGACACTAACCCTGGCATAATTAATTGGGCTAGTGAAGAATTACCAATTAGATACTTTAATCCTATTGATAAGAGGTGGCATAATTACTATGTTGACTTTATCATAAAAACGGACAAAGGCAAGAAAATGTTGGTAGAGATAAAACCTTCTCGTCAATGTAAACCACCAAAGGCACCTAAAAGAAAAACCAAGTCTTATATGAGAGAGAGTTTTGAATATATCAAGAATAAAGCTAAATGGCAAGCCGCTAAATCTTATTGTGAAGACAATAATGCCTCATTTAAAATAATTACTGAAAAAGAGTTAGGTGTAAAATTTTAAGGGTAATCGTTTATAAAAGGGTCAACACTAATAGTTTTTATACCAACACTATTGATTGTACTCATACTAGAGTTTGACATTATATTTGATGATTGATTAATTAAACTAGGTGGTTTTACTAATTGAGGTCCCTCTATCATACCACCCATTGCGATTGCATTTTCTTTTTTCTTAGCAGCCTGTATATTTTCAATAGCAGCGTTAGAACCTGAACCTGCAAATTTCTCATCAGGATATTCATAATATTCCGTCATCTTATTTTGCATTTCTTTTTGCTGCTCTTCTTTAGTTTTAAATTTATCAATTTCCATAAATCCAGGTAAAAAGAAGTTTAGTACATCTATCATACCATTCATAATTTTTATAAACATATCACTTACAGCTGCTTTAATATCACCTGCTATATTACCAATCTTTTTAGGTATATCTTTTATAAAATCAATTGCGCTTTGAAATTTAACTTTAAAATCTTCTAATTTTTCTGATATTTTATCTGCACCCTCTTTTATTTTATCTCTTAATAGATACAATGCAATACCAACAGCGGCTGCTATTAGTATGAAAGGGAATAATGGTGCTAATGCAGCTACCAATGCAGCTGCTAATCTTTTTAGACCTAATATTACAGGTTTAAATAAACCACCTAATGACTTTAGAGGCTTCAATATAAATCTAAATGGTTTTAGTAAACTCATTGCTGTGTCTTTTAACATCATAAAAGGCTCAACAAATAACATTATATTTTGTGTAAATGTATCAAATATCTCTAGCAAAAAGTCAGGTGTAAAATCTCTTAAACCTTGACCTATACCACCACCACTTTGCCCTACACTTCTAAATCTATCGCCTATGCTTACAGCAGGTTCGTTTTCTTCGTCAATATTTAATTCACCTCTTAAATTTTCTCTAGTCTTTTTTAATTCTTCTATTTTTAAAGATTGTTCTTTTAGTATCTCTTTTCTATTATTAACTTCTTCCTCAGTAGAAAATCTATTTTCTTGTACAAACTTTCTGTTTTTTTCAAACTCTTTTTCTTCTTTTCTTTGTTGAAGAATAACTTGTTTAAGTTCATTTTCTTTTTGTACAATTTCTTTTCTACTTAAAATATTAATTTGACCTGTGACCTGGTCAATTGTGGCTTTTGCGCCTTGTTCTCTAATTTTTACAATTCTTTCTTCAGATTGTTGTATTTTTTCTTCTCTTTGCGCCATAAAATCAGCAAGAGATTTATTATATTTTCTTAAATCTAAACCTAAACCAGATACTATGTTTTCTAATTTTTTTAGTGTCTCGCCAAACTTATCAACTGATCCTGTTTTTAAATCTTCAGCAATCTCACTTATTAATTGTGGTACACTAGGCACTACCGCTTTTGTAATACCTTCGGCAGTAATATTTGCCTTCTTGATAATTACATCAACAACTTCTTTGACAGCTGCGTTGAAACCTCTTGGTGCTCTAGGACCTTGATCTGGTCCTCTACCTCGTCT